TTACGCGTTCTGCTGGCTCTATTACACCAAGCCTCGGCGGCACAGCCGGAACTGCCAGAAGTGCGGATGGGACATACTCCGAAACCATTATCGCTGGCTCTACTCAGACAATTTCGTTCGGCACTTCAGGTTTTACAGGAACGCTTGATCTTGTGTCTGTGCGCGATGTTGGCGGCTTAACAATCAGAAACCCCAGCGATTACACTATCTCCGATACAGCCTTAAGCTTTGCAAAAGCCCCTGCCAGTGGCACAAATAACATATTCGTATTTGCCCCCTATACGCTGATTAACGCAGCAGGCGCGGCTCAAACGGCTGCGGATGCAGCGCAAGCGGCACAGGCTGGCGCTGAGGCGGCTGTTAATGCGGTTGCGTACCAATTCACGTTTGACAGCTCAACATCAATGGCAGACCCCGGCACAGGCGATTTCAGATTAAACAACGCAAGTCTAGCCAGTGTCACCGCAATTGCGGTAGATGCGCTTAGCTCTGTCGCTGGCAACCCTGATGTTTCTGACGGGATTGCTGCGTGGGGTGGATCAGGATCAACTAACAAGGGCCAGATTAAGATTACCAAATCCGGCACTCCGGCTACATTCGCGCTTTATAATATAACGGCTGCGGTTACGGATAACACAGGCTGGCTTCAAATTACAGTTTCTCATGTTGCCAGCAACGGCACGTTCTCGGCTGCTGATGTTTGCTATTTGCAAAATGCGCGTACTGGTGATGTTGGAAGCCAAGGCCCGACTGGGACGGTTTCAGGTGCTTCTTCAGGCACGATGGTTGGTGATGATAAAATCCTATTTCTCGATACATCAAGCGCGGATGCTTTAACGTATGACGACCCAGCGACGATTGACGTTTCAATATTCGGATCTGGTGCGGCCACTGATGGTTACGTTCTGACAGCGGATGGCGCGGGCGGTTCGGCATTTGAAGTGCTTCCTGTATCGGCGAACCCGTTAGCATCTGGTTATGCCACAAACAGGTATTATTCAGGCGGTGCTGTTGATTTTGATTCTGGCACAACAACAGTCACAGCAAATAGAATGTACGGCATTCCGTTTATTGTTAGCACTGCTGCAACTTTCACAAGAATAGGAATAAGAGTAAGCACAGGCGCTGCGGGGGATGCGCGACTTGGAATTTATAACTGCTCAAATGGTGCCCCTAGCACGCTTGTTTTAGATTGCGGAACTGTTAGCACGTCTAGCATTGCTGAGGTTGAAGTAACAATATCGCAAGCACTTTCACCGGGAGTTTATTTTCTGGCGGCAGTATTTAGTGCAACGCCCGGAGTTCGCAGCGTTTCTTCTTATGATGGCGGGATGCTTGTAAGCCTTTTAGGAAACACTGATTCAAGTGCTGGAACGCCTTCTTATGGCCTTTATACAGCGCACACATACGGAGCATTGCCAACACCGTTTGGCACGCCCACTTATGCACAAAGTATGCCGATTATCTGGTTGAGGGTAGTATAATGAAACACAGACACGAGCTTTATGATGGCGAAGGCAATCTTGTTGAAGTCACAGAAAAAGATATTTCACCACAAGAAGAATTAGAAATTATAACAAATAATCGTAGGGGTGAGTTTAAAAAAATAGATGGCGAAGGTATGGACGCAATACGAAGGGCAATTCAATATCTAGCTGACTTTCTTGTAGCAGACCTCCCGTCTGAATATAAGACTTACGCAGAAAAAGTTGAGGCTATAAAAACTAAATATAAGAAGGAGAACTAAACATGGCAACAGTGCCACTACAAACAGAAAATAAAGGTAACGTCCAACACGTGAAGTGGGAGGGGTTGACCACTAACGATTATGGCCAGCCTTGGGAATTGCCAAATCATGCTGATAAAGCTTTGTCAATCCTTGGTAACTTCGGATCAACCGGAGTTATTACGATGCAGGGTTCAAACGTCTGGAATCCAGTTCTTACAACCGATACAGACTGGCATACCCTAACCGACACGACGGAAACAGACATTGCCGCGACTGCAAAATTGGGCGCACAAATCCTGCAAAACTACCGCTGGATTAGGCCGAAATGCACGCTTGGTACATCACCAGATCTTGACGTTTTAATCTGCTCAGCGAGGAACTACTAATGAAAATTAATGAACTTGAAAAAATCGTGAATGATGGTCTTGTTAAATATAAGGCGTTTAAGGACGCTGGTGATGCTTTAAGCCAAGTTAGATCATTAGCTCAAGCAACTGAAGACCTTGGCAAGACTGTATCGGGCCTTGAAAAAGACCGTGATGTTCTTTTGTCCGAGGTGTCAAAGCTTAGCGACAAAATCAAGCTGGCAGATAAAAAAGCCGCTGAGATTGAAGATGCTGCAAACACTAAAGCATTAGCTATTGTTTCTAAGGCAGAACTGGAAGTAAAAGCAAAAATTGATTCAGCCACAGCAGAAGTTGCTAAGCAAAACTCTATAGAGGCAAAGGCAAAAGCTGACGCTAAAGCTGCGCTAGATAACCTTTCTGTGATTGAGGCATCTCTAAAAACTGCGGAGAAAGAATGGGCTAATACGCAAGCCAAATTTAGGGCTGTAGTAGGGGAATAATGGCTGTCTTTAGAAGACGCAGAGGACATCCGTTATTAAGCGTCTTCAATGAAGCAGCAAACGGCTACTTTACTGATGATGCCGAAACCTTCGCATATTACTTTGATGACGCCATAACATTAAGATACGTGGTTGCCGATGCCTAATACTACCATACGAGACTTGGCTTCTGGCGCTGCGGTAGCGGATGGGGATTTATTTATCTCGCGTCAAGGGGCGGATACGTCTGATGTTAGTGTTACTGGGTTGCAGTTAAAGACATATGCTGGATCACCCGCATTCAGTGCCATCACTGGCGCGACCAATACCACTGCGACAATGATTGTTGGCACAGGTGCGTCCATAGCCGCATCCGGCTCTGGAACAATCACCGCCACGGCTGCGCCGCTGGCAGGCCTAAGCGGCCTAGGAACAGGTATTGCAACCGCCCTTGCGATTAATACAGGCTCAGCGGGCGCTCCCGTTCTTTTCAATGGCGCTCTAGGAACCCCGTCATCTGGAACAGCAACCAACCTGACAGGAACAGCATCAGGCTTAACTGCTGGCGCAGTCACAAACGCCACTCTCACAACGGCCCTGACTGTTAACACCGGAACGCTTACGCTCACAGCTAACGCTGCGAACAATTCTGTTTTAACCATTGGCGCTGGTGCGGTTTCAGTTTCTGGCACAAACACAGGCGATCAAACAAGCGTAACGGGCAATGCTGGAACCGCAACAGCCTTGCAAAACGCCAGAACAATATCTATTACGGGCGATCTTGCCTATACCTCGCCTTCGTTCGATGGGACTGGCAACGTCACAGCCGCCGGAACGCTTGCAACTGTAAACAGCAACGTAGGCTCATTTACAAATGCAAGCATCACGGTAAATGCTAAGGGATTGATTACTGCGGCATCATCTGGATCAGCGCCAGTTACTTCTGTAAGTGGCACATCAAACCGCATTACATCAACTGGCGGCGCTACGCCTGTTATTGACATAGCCGCAACTTACGTTGGGCAAACATCAATTACAACGCTTGGCACTATTTCAACAGGCGTTTGGAATGGAACGGTTATAGGCGCGTCTTATGGCGGTGCTGGCACTGTTAATGGTATTTTAAAAGCAAACGGTTCCGGCGTTGTTTCTGCTGCTTCGGCTGGCACTGATTATTCTGATGCGTCATTTAAAACCATATCAGTATCCGGTCAAAGCGATGTTGTAGCCGATAGCGCAGCCGATACCTTAACGCTTGTCGCTGGGTCAAATGTGACAATCACAACAAACGCCGGGACTGATACGATTACGATTGCAGCATCAGGCGGCGGTTCTTCTGCGTTTAATGATTTAACATCCGGCACAAACACGACAGCCGCAATGGTTGTTGGCACTGGCGCTTCTATAGCTGCATCCGGCTCTGGAACGATTACAGCAACGGCTGTTCCGGTTGGCGGTATCTCCGGCCTAGGCACTGGTGTTGCTACGGCTCTAGCTGTCAACACAGGCAGCGCAGGGGCGTTTATTTTATACGACGGTAACGCCGGAACCCCTTCAGCGCTAGTTGGTACAAACATCACTGGAACGGCTTCAGGGCTTACGGCTGGAACCGTTACCACAAACGCCAACCTGACCGGGCCGATCACCTCGGTTGGCAACGCTACCACCGTTAATGCCTTCACAACGGGCGGCACAATAACACTGGCTGAAAATACCAGCATTGCCCTTGACCCTGCAGGCTCTGCGGATGGTAAATACACAGGTATTACGATTGCGGCAACAGCTGGCTATACGCAAGCTTTTGGCGATCTGGTTTATCTTGACCCAACAGATTCACGATGGGAAATGGTTGATGCTAACGCAGCTTCAGGCGCGGATGGCGATGCAAGGGGTATGATTGGAATGGTTGTTTCCGCTGGAACAGACGGAACGGCCTGCATTATTCTTTTGCAAGGTGTTGTTAGGGCCGATGCAAAATTCCCGGCATTCACAGTTAACGGCCCTGTTTATGCTTCAGAAACCGCTGGATCAGTTACGCAAACGCAGCCATCAACAACGGACGCTGTGATACGCATTTGCGGTTTTGCTTTAACCGGGGATGAGATGTATTTTAATCCATCACCTGACTGGATTTCACACACATAGGTTTTTAAAATGCACGACCTGACCCAGACCATCCTTGACGAAAATACAAAGATCACAACGAGTAAGGATTCGTATGTTTTCACATGCCCGGCTTGCGACAAGCAAGCGCGGTATGCATATTCCTTTGATGATAAAGAGGAAGTGTTTTGCAACGGCGAGGATTTCAGCACAAAGGTTCCTGCTGGCGGCATCGTTTTAGAGGTAAGGGATGCGACTTACCTATTGGCTTCAGACCAAGGTAAGCTCAAAGACGCGTCCATGGATGTTCTTGAGCAATTAGAGGCCATAGATATTCTCACGATAGAAACTGAAGATACCGAAACAACCGATGAAAACGGCGATCCTATAACAGTGCAAGCCACTGTCGGGTTGCTTACTGAGTTTGGATTATCTGTTTTAGAGGAGCTAAAATAGCATGGCAAAATTAGCTTCAATCGCAACAGGTAATTTCACAACCGCCGGAACATGGGGCGTTATTGACCCTACGCTTTACGCAAACTCTGAAACCTCTACCGTGACTTGCCCGACCGCTTATAGCAACGTAGCCAGATCAGCGCAGCAAACCCCCGGCGCGATTACTGTTAGCCATATCGGCGTTAAGCTTTCAGTCAGAACAGGCACGACTGGCACAATGACTGTACATATTGCAAACTCTGCACATACGGAAGTTGCAGGAACCGCTGTTACAATCAACACCGCTGACCTTCCTGTTGCAGCATCGGCGGATTTAAACGGAGGCTGGCATTTCTTCAAACTAGCAACGCCTGTTGCTTTAGCAGCCGCCACGCTTTACGAGGTTGAAGCAAAGACAAGCAGCGCCTCGCAGATAGGTTTATTTGCATCAGCAGCAACCAACGGCCTTTCGTGCGCATTGATAACCACGACAACAGCCGCACCAGCAGCTGGTGATGATCTTTTTGTGAATGGTGAATACACAGGAACAGGCACATCCAATTCATTTGTTGTCACAAACGATAACACAGCAACGACAGATTTCGGCGCGGCGTCAACATCGCTTGTTACGCCAGCGGTCGCCATTTCAAATAAAGGCGCTTTGAAATATGGGACATCAGCAGCTACCGCTTATTATTTAAAAGTTTCCGGGAATTTTATCGTCTACTCAGGCGGCGAATTTAATATGGGAGCGCCGACCACTGAAATCCCCAGAGATTCAACCGCCACCTTGTTATTTGATTGCGGCGCAAACGTTGATTTTGGGCTTACCGTTCGGAACTTAGGAACAATTAAAACCGCAGGGCTTTCAAGAACAAGCGGGAAAGATGTGTTTTATTGCTTGCTAAACACAAACGAGGCCGCTAACTCCACATCGCTTGGCGTTGATACTGATACAGGCTGGCTGGATAATGATGAAATAGCCCTTGGCACGACATCAAGAACCTATACAGAATGCGAAACTGGCACGCTTAATGGCAATGCGGGTGCTTCAACGCTAACTGTCGACGGGTTTGCAGGTTCAGGCGGTGGCATACTATATGCCCATTCTGGGACTTCCCCCGCGCAAGGCGAGGTTCTTTTGCTTACCAGAAATGTTATTATTCAAGGGGCGACAGCACTTCTGGCAGCTTTTGTTGATTTAAAAGCTACATGCACATCCACGTTTTCATGGACAGCCTTTAAGTGGATGGGATCTTCAACAGCAAATAAACGCGGCGTTGATATAGCCAATACGACGAATACAGCGACTTTTGATTATTGCATCATAAGAAATTTTGAAAACGGGTTTGCTCGCGGATACAACTTAACTTCTGGATCAGGCACATCAGTGGCGCTCACAAATTGCGCAACTTATTTCACCGGCTCGGATATGTTCATAAACGTATCAACAACTGGCACTTGGAGCATTACAAACTGCGTATTCATGCGAGGCGGTACAAACGCAACAGGCGTAAGTCTCGCGGATGTTGGTGGCACTATTTCAGGTCTACGGATTATCGGTCACGGGAATAGCTCGACTGGTGGTTTAGGTGTAACCCAAGTCGCAGAACTTGGCAGTTGGAGCGACATCAACATTCATGGTTGCCAAGGCGTAGGGGTGAACATGACGACATTTTATATCGGCACAATAACAAATCTGACAATATGGAGAAACGCAGCCCTTGGGTTGTCGGTGGCGTCAGGTGATTTCACCATCGATAATCTTGTCGCCTTTGGTAATGGATTAGCTAATATCAGGGGAACGACAAGCGGGGTGTTGAGGCTTAATAATCCGACATTAAACGGCGATACGACATTTTCCACCCCTAGCGGCATATCTCTTGCAAACAGCACAACTGGTTTTTCAGCCATAATAAATGGCGGCTCTTTTGGCGTTGCTTCTGGAATCCTCACAACGCATTCAACAGCTGATATAAACGCAGGCGCTCAAACGTACAGCTTGTATCAGATAAGAATGTACGGAACCACGCTGGCATCGGCGACAGAAATAGGAACGCAAGCGAATTTATCACCTAGCGCTTATATTGGCGCTGAAAAGCTCGACAACACCGCAGGAAATCATAAAACATGGAAGCGGTACGGCACAATCGCCATTGAAACCACAACAACGCACACGGGCGGCTTTTCAGTAAAGATGACCCCCAACGACGCATCATTCAAACTTGAAAGCTCAGGCGCGTTCGGCGGGTTTAAAGTTGCGGTTGCCAACGGCGCGACCGTCACGCCGACCGTTTACGTTTATGAGGACGGCTCATATAACGGAGCGCGGGCGCGGCTTATTGTAAAGCGAAACGATGCGATGGGTATTACAGCCGACACCGTTTTAGATACCGCAACCGCAGCCAGCGACCTAGCGTGGGAGGCCCTATCAGGAACTACGGCAGCAGTCACAGACGATGGCACGCTTGAATTTGTGGTTGATTGCAATGGCACAGCGGGAAACCTCTATGTTGACTCGTTCTCGGTGACTTAGATGAGCGCCAGCGATCCACAAGGGCAAATGCAATTTTGGGACGCTGGCTTTCCGTTTTGCGGCGTAAAGCTTGGCTCAAATGACGCGGGCGAGATGCAATTTTGGGACAGCGGCTTCCCAATGCAATACCAGTTTCCAACGGTAACTGGGGGCCTTGTAAAAACATGGGACGGGTTGGCGTATGCAAGCGTGAAAGTTATAAACGGCCTCGCAAACGCAAGCATTAAAACTGTTAATGGATTGGCGGCGCAGTGATGCTTGACATATTCACCATAAAGCAATGGATATTCATTCTTATATTCAGCAACTGGCTTTTTATATGGCTCTCCATAAGGGGTATAAAAAAGGAGGTTTTTGTTGTAATATCTCTGTTGAGAAAGCTTCGTAAGCTATTGGAGGGATTTAATGGCGCTTGATGAGACATCGGTAGAAATAGGCACTCTTCGGGCGGATATGCGCCACATTGCAAATCTTTATTCAGGAATCGATGGTAAGCTTGAAAAGCTTCTTGATTCGATGGTTAGTATATCAATGGAAACAAAAGCAAACACGCACATAATCAGAGATATTACAGATGAAGAAAATGGCATCCTTACGATTGCGGCTGCAAAGGCACATCAAGCCAGTGAGGATATTAAAAAAGGCAAGTGGGTGCTTACGGGAGTTGGTTTATCTGGTGTGTTTGGTGGTACGTATTTAGGCTCATGGCTTTCAAAGATCAGCAGCGTTATAGGCACCCCGTGAGCGCGGTTACAGAAGCAATGGAGATATGGAAGGCGCACGCGATACAGCGGGAAGGGCGCAGGAATAAGGTTTATTTAGACAGCCTTGGAAAGCCCACCGTTGGCATCGGGCATTTAGTAAAACCGGAAGATAAACTAAAGCTTGGCGATACCATAAGCGATATTCAAATAGACATATTCTTTAACAAGGACAGCGATAAAGCCTTGAACACATCATACAAACAATGGAAAGAGATTAACATCTTAACCCCTGAGTGGCTGGCGGCTTTAATCTCGGTGAATTTTCAATTAGGTGATTTTTCCGTTAAGTTTAAAAACTCATATAAATTACTGGTACGCCATGAATTTGACAAGGTTATACAGAATTTACAAAACAGCTTATGGGCCAAACAAACGCCTTTGAGGGTGGCTGATTTCATCGAGGCAATTGAGGTTTTGAAAGCACGCCGCACTATGGTATAATGCAACCAGCGGGGGCAGGTTCATACATACCTCATTTAATAAGAGAAACCTTAGCCCCGCTAAACTTTATTATAGGGAGATTTCATGCTTGATAAATTAGTAGAATATCTAAGATACCCCAGCACTTATGCTGGTCTGGCGACTGCGCTTACTCTGGTTGGCATTCATTTCTCGCCTGAGCAAACTCAGTTGTTTGCAACCGCTGGTGCGTCCGTGCTGGCGTTCGTTTTGACGTTCTTCTCCGATAGCGATGTTAAGAAAGGGAAAAAATAATGTTTGTACCATTCTTGATTTTTACAGGCTGGATCTTTGCATTCGGCCCCGGTGTTAACGAAGGCGGCTTTGATGCTGCTCAATCCAAGGGTGTTAAGGCTTCTTTAGAGCAAGCGTTCGAGGAAGCTGATGCTTCTACATTGCATGGTAACTACGGAAACGAATGATTGCTGTTTTACTGAGTATCGTCGCAGTGAGCGGGTTTATCCTATGGATAGCCCGTTCATTCGCGAAAGCTGAAAGGCTAAGAAACGAGCGCGATATACTGGAAGATAATTTGAGGGCAGAAGATGAACGCAAGAAAATCAACGCTGATGTTGCTGATATGTCTCCTGATGAACGCAGGCTGCGCCTCGCTAAATATGAAAGACACGTGCCGAGGATTTTACCAAATAAAGCTGACAGCGCATGACATTCAGGTTATATCAGACGATTTAGTGGGGCAGATATTGTCACATAACGAATTTATGGAGGCGCATTGCAAATGAAACACTTCGACGGTAGCCGCATGTCACTTATAGCGCACGCATTCAGCTTTCATCATAGGGTAAGGCCAGTGGATGTTCACCTCAACGCAAGTTCACAAGAAGAGGCTGATGCAAAGCTGGCGCGGAAGCTACAGTGCCGTCAGGACTTTCTACGGGCGACAGGCGGGAAGTTTCAGGTGAAATATACCTTACTACCTGAGCATGGATTGGCATAGCTGCTGAGCCTGTGTAGACGAACATCATTCGCTCTCCGATTTTGGGTTTAACGTGCTTTCTATAAAGTCCTTTACAACTCGCACGAATGCGCTGTTTTCTCTTGTGACGTTTATTTTCTCATCCATAAATTCAAACACTGCAATTGTCTCAGGCTCCTTCAATTCGTATCTGGTGGTTATATAATCAATGGCATCATTCCAGCCACGCACTTCAATTGCATGGGCATCAATCGGTGCATCTAAATCAACCTTGCGGTACAACTTCTCAATGTCTACCGCCTTATCAGGGCGCAGGGAGGCTTCACACGGCGTTTCTTTGAGGCTGGCGAGGGTGGAACGTATTGTATCAGCGCGGTCATTTATTACCTCAATATTCCATCCTCGGCTATCAT